GGGGGCGGATGTCAAAAAAGTCATCCAAATCAATAGCGGAATTATAAAATAATTTTTACCGAAATTATGACTTATTTATAAAACTTGCTATTATTTATTTACATATGGACATTCAAAAAACTTATTGGCAAAACAGCGAATCTTCAACAGCCTTGCATTTTCCTATTACCAAGGTTGACAAGGAGAAGCGTCTTGTATCAGGATTTGCGTCACTAGATAACGTTGACCGCCACGGAGATATTGTAACGGCGGATGCAAATAAGAAAGCCTTTGAAAGATTCAGAGGAAATATCCGTGAGATGCACGGGCCAACAGCAGTTGGTAAGATGGTTAAGTTTAAGCATGACACATTTTTTGATCCAGAGACTCAGAAGAAGTACAACGGCGTATATGTAACTGCCTATATTTCAAAGGGTGCACAGGATGCATGGGAGAAGTGCCTAGATGGTACTTATTCAGGTTTTTCTATTGGTGGAAACATCAATGATGCAAAGATGGAAAAAGTTGACGGGGAGAACGAAACTCGTCGTGTTATCCATGATTATGATTTGCACGAATTGTCATTAGTTGATTCACCAGCAAACCAGCTTGCAAACTTTTTTTCTATTGAAAAGAATGTAGATGGAAGCACATTTGTTAAAGGAATGGTTGCAGACATCACACTAGAAAATGTATTCTGGTGCAAGCAAGATGAAGTTGCATCAACATCAGAAGCTATGTCAAAGGATTGCGTTGTATGTGATGCACCTATGACAAATATTGGTTGGGTTGAGCAAAAGGATTCAGAGAAGTTTGAAGCAATTGAAAAGGTAATTGATTCTTATTTCAAGAAAGATGATGCACCAACATCCGCACACGAAGCTGGCGAGACAGCTGCACCAGGTTTGGCAGGTAATGTCATTGATAGCAACGCTACCATTAATCTTTATCCTGATCAAAATAGCAAGAAAAAAGTCACGTTTGAAGACGGACTTAAAAAGAGTGAAGAGATTTCGCTCAACGAAGGAGGTAACAAAATGACAGAAAATACAGATGCAACAATTGAGAAGTCAATTGATGTTGAGACTCCTGCCGAAGAAGTTTCATCTGTTTCGGAGATTGCAGATACTACAGTTGAAAAGGCTGCAGAGATTTCTGAAGTTGAAGATACACTTGATTTTGAGAAGATGGTTTCAGACCTTAAAGCCTTCTTTGGTGAGTCACTAGAAAAGTCCAACACTAACTATGCTACACACGCAGCAACAGTAGCGGACATGTATAACATTGTTAACGAGACCAGAGCTGAAATGGCTCGTTTGTCCAAGGCATATGAGGATATCCAGAAGGCAAATGAAGATCTCGCTACAAAGTACGAAACCTTGAGTAAGTCAGTAACAGATATGTTCGGAAAGATTGAGTATGTTGATCATCAACTCAAGAATTTTGAATCTGCTACTGCAGTTCAGAAGTCCATTGGGGTAGAAGCTCCAATGGGTCAAACAAAACCAAAACAAAGTATATGGCAAGGTGCTTTCCTCAGTGCTTCTAGCATATAAAAAAATACAGAAAAAATAAGGTGGTGAAATAAAAATGAGTAATGAACTTCTACAAAAAGTAATTGATACTACGGACCTCGGTTCTTCAGCAGTCAATGCATCTACAGACTCTGCTACCCTTTCAGGTAACGGTCTCCTATATCCAGATCAAGCTAACCGCTTCTTGGATTACATGTGGGATGCAACAATCTTGGCTAAGACAGCCCGTACAATCCGTATGCGTTCAAACACAACCGAGATTGATCGTGTTGCTGTTGGACAACGTATCATGACCGTCGCACAGGAAGATAACCCACGTAACTTCGTGGCAAGTGGTGATAGCTATACAAACGCTAATACTACTACTTTCTCTGCACAAAATGCTACATTTAACAAGGTATCTCTTACAACACGCAAGCTCCGTCTTGACTGGGAACTTTCAGCAGAGTCTCTTGAAGACAATATTGAAGGTCCAGATCTAGAGGATCACATTGCACGTCTTATGGCTACCCAGGCTGGTAACGATATTGAGGATACCCTTATTAACGGTACTGGAACTGGTTCAGGTTTGATGTCAGCATTCGCAGGCTTCCGTACATTGGCACTTAACAACGCACACGTTGTTGACGCTGCTGGTTATGGACTTGACAAGACCGTATTCAACCAAGCTATCAAGACCCTTCCACGTAAGTACAAGCAACGCAGAAACCAACTTCGCTTCTTCACAGGATCAAACTTGGTTCAGGATTACCTATTCAACCTAACAGCTAACGCTGGTAACGGCAACCCATTTGATATCGCTTCAGGTATCATCCGTGGAGATGTCGCTGCTAACGATGGCGGTCCAGGTTCAGTAACTCCTTTTGCGTTTGGAATTCCAGTTATCAACGTTCCGTTGATCAGCGAAACCCAGACTTACAATGGATCAGCTAACACAGGTGATGTTCACTTGACATTCCCGCAAAACTTCATTATTGGTATCAAGCGTGACGTAACCGTCTATCGTTTGTTCCAGCCAAAGAAGGACACAATTGAATATACACTATTCATTCGTGTTGGTTGCGTAATGGAAAACTACGATGCACACGTCATCGTTAAGAACATTGCAGTAGCAGGCTCAGTAATGTCTACCCCATCATTTGGATCAGCATACAATGGTTCAAACGTTACAGGTGGATTGAACGGCGAGACATTCTAATTTTAATTAGATGCAAGGCGGGGAGTTACTTCGGTAGCTCCCTTAGCCATTTAATGCTATAATAAACAATGACGAGAGGAAGTCAAATGTCATTTACAGATTTAAAAATTACAGAACTAAGAAAAGTCGCAGATTCTTTTGCTATTGATGCATCAGAATTAAAGACAAAACAAGAAATCATTGCAGCCCTTGAAGAAGAGGGCATCAGCTATCAAATGTATGCTAAGTTTGATAATGCTGAAAAGCAAGATATTGAAGTACCAGAGTTTGAAAAGCAGAAGAGAGAAAAGAAGATCATGTCAAAGACAGCAAATCAAGTGCTTGTAAAGATGGAAAGAAATAACCATTCATATCAAGTTGGCGTTTTCCAGTTTACACAAGAGCATCCATTTTTGGCTATGTCAGAAGCAGACGCTCAAAAGATTTTTGATACAGAGCAGGGTTTCCGTCTTGCGACTCCTCGTGAGGCTCAAGAGTACTACGCTTAAAAATTAAATAGGGGGTGTTCTGATTGCAAACAATCAACACAAACAGCCAGGAAAAGATTTACCTAGAGGTATATAGTAATGGAGTATTATCGCAGGCAGATTCACTGCCAACATTGTCAATATACAATGCGGACAGCGATATTTACAATCCTGGAGGTACAATCAGTCAGACACCCCTCTATACCAATTTAAATGCTTACGATGAGCCCGCAACTGGAGTTTATTCATATCAACTAACACCAAACATTACAAGTGTAAATATGGTGCTTGAAGTAGTTTGGTCTTATACCCAAGGCGGGGTAGCGGTGAAGACAACAGATTACTATAGTATTGAAACTCCATATGCTTCAATACCAGAAACAATGGATTTTCTAGGATACACGGGAGACTCTTCTAAGCCTAACTATATTGATCCGAACACAATTATTAAGACCGAAAAAATGGCAAGAACCATTATTGAAGGTTATGCGGGAATTAAATTTTATAAGTATTATGGTTTTCAAGAAATTTACGGAATTGGTGCAAATACAATTCAGCTAACAGAGAAGATGCTCTCGTTGGATCAGATTTGGGAAAATCAAATTTTAGTATTTGATGGAACAACCAGTCCAGTCTATAATACTTTTGGATATAACACAGAGATTAGCCCTACTGGTTATCAGCTTCGCATTTGGTACCCAGCCTGGCCAGACGGCTGGAACAACGAAATGGATCCAACCATTTACGAATCGGGTCGTTTTAGAGATACCTACCTATATCGTTTTGTTGGAGAAATTGGTTACAATTATGTTCCAGAAGATATTAAGCTTGCTTCAATGCTTTTGCAACAGGATATTATGTCAAACGACTACAACTGGAGGAACAAGTATTTGTCACAAGTTAACTTGAGTGAAATTTCATTCAAGATGGCAGGCGGGGCATTTAATGGTACAGGCAATGTTATGGTTGATAACATCCTAGATCAATACCGCAAGGCAAATATTGTAATTATCTAATGTTAAATAACCTAGTCTCATTTGCAGGATCAATCATGAATATGAACGCAGATGTTTATATTCAAGAAAATACTCAGGATGCCAATACTGGAGAGATTACCCGTCAATGGGTATATTCTCAAACTATTCAGTGTCGTATTGAGCCTGTTAAATCACGTGGTGCTTCTACAAGAACAGACAATAAGACGTTCGGAACAACTGGAGACGAGTTATATAACGAAAAATTTCAATTAAAGATGTACGGAACCTCCTTGCTTAGTAAGCGTTGGCGTATTCAAAATATCAGAACAAATAAAGGTAAGTCAGTATTTGTTGAAATTGATAGAACAGGAACACCAGATACAATTTTTGAAGTAATGTCTTCACATGCGGTTGTTGATCCTTTTGGATCAATTTCCTATTATGTGTCAGTACTTCTAAGGACTGAGCTACAAGATGACTCTGAAGCTTGAGATTGACACAAAACAACTAGTTCAAGGCTTGGATGATTTAGTTATAGGAATTGATCAACTTGTAAAGCCAAAAGCACTTGAGCAAATATCAAGAGCCGTATTCTCCATAACAGGAGAAAGATTTATGGTTGATATTGATAACTACTCAAGAGCTAATCCTAAAAAAATGCACCACGTTTATGAGTGGGGTCAAATAGGAGAAAAAACAGCAAGGCTATTTGTTTTAGAAAGAACCTCTGTTCTTGATGGAAGTCTTTTAATAACAACAAATTTTTTGCAATCAAAAATGCCAGTTCCAATAAGCCCAGAGCTTTTAAGACCAGGTAAGACTGGCAAGGTTGTAACTGCAAGAAATATTTTTGCTAATAAAGCACAAGTTATGGAGCAAGGAAATCCAGTGTCTTTTCAAGCAAAAAGAATACTTGCCATGACTTCTGGAAACGGCATCGCTTTCGTAGCACCTGGCACACAGATTAATATTCTTCACCCAGGAGGAATTCAGACAAGAAATGCTTTTGCTGAGTATTTGCTTGAATGGTACAGCAAAAATGGTAATGTAATTATGGAATCATCTGGGGTGTATGAGAGAATAGCTAGTGACGTTGCAAAAGTTTTAAGCACTAAGGGTGGAAATGCGACGGGAGTACAAAAAGCAGTTACTTTAATTGCTGATGCAGTAGATACAGGGAGTGTAATAAGATGACGGTAGATTATTCAAGAGTGGCAGCCACAGATGTCAGAAATGCTATTTGGGCTCAGTTGCAAAGCTATGGCATACTTCATGCTAATGACTATATTCCACAAGGCTCTAATGGCCTTACAACCGCTCTTTGCCCTATTATTCCATCACAGCAGGTGCCAGAATTTAACAATTTGCTGCCAGGTAAAACCTATATAACCTATGACATTATTCAAAAAAATTACGGGGTTCAATGGTGGCTTTCACAAGAAACTATGGTTCTCCAGATTATTTCAAGAAGCAATGCTCAGATCCTGACCATATCAAACTTCCTGACAGACTTTGTCAGACGCTATGAGTATTCAGCTGCTGATATAAATGACGTGGCTCATACAGCAAATAGCCCATTTAAGTTCTTATATTGCAGACTAGAGGCAGCCAACCCAATCCAGCCATTCCAAGATGAAGGCGGGTTCATGAGTGGTGACTTCTCATTCATGTATACCTATACCCGTTCGGTAGATGAGGGTACAAACTCCAATACTGGAAGATATATCTAAAGTTTGAATTATTTCCAACAAATGCTATGATTTTCTATGAGGAAGCAAGTTGTCGTCTTTTTTGTTTTAAATTTAAAATAAATAAGGTGGTGAAATAAATAAATGGCTCTAAACACTAAAAATGTAATCGTAGGTGCAGCAGCACTTTTTACTAGCGTTGGAAACAACACTAATACTTTTGGTCGTCCAGCAACAGACTCTACAACTCTTGGTACTTTGTTCCCAGCTGGTGTTCCAGCTCGTCAAGGTCTCCTTGCATCTAATGGAGCATCTAACGGTGGATACCGTGAAGTAGGATTTACAAACACAGGACTTGAGATTTCATACGAACCAGTATATGGTGAGATTATGGTTGATCAACTTTTGGACGCAGCTCGTATCTTTAAGCAAACTCTCAAGGTTTTGCTAAAGACCGAACTTACAGAAGCAACTCTTGAGAACCTTACATTCTCATGGGGACAAATGGACTCTTACTATGTTGCAAATACTGCAAGCACAGTAACAGCAGTCCCATCATTGGTTAACAATGATACAGCTTTGGGTAACTCAGACTCTCCAGCAGCAACATTGAACTTGGCTGCAGGTGCTCTTGGTGATACACCAGTAGAGCGTGTACTTATTGCAGTTGGACAAGCTCCAGCTCAGATTGGTACATCTCAGTCATACGCAGATCCAAGCGGTGCATCAGGATCAACAGTAATCGGCGCAGGTGCAAATACAAACGCACTTCGTAGCCGTGAGCGTGTCTATGTGGCACGTCGTGTTGTTTCAATTGATACAACAATGCATGCTTTGAAGCGTGATGCAGCAACAGTATTCCCAGTGAATTTCCGTTGCTTGCCTGATACTTCATATGCTTATGCAGGATCAGAATACGGTGTAGTTATTGACCGTGTATACGGAACTAACTAAGCTGTAAACTACAACTTAATATAGAATTTCAGGCCCCGTCAGAAATGGCGGGGTTCTGAATTTGTCTTGACTAATTATATTGGTATAATTTAACTAAACAAAGGAGCTATAAATTGGCAACAACCGTATATGATATAGTAGAAATTGAATTAAGTGATGGAACATCCATTACTCTCAAGCCGCTGCCTATTAAGCAGTTGAAGAAGTTCATGGATATTATTAACGCCATGCAAAAGGATGAGAATCAATCAGAAACCGCCGCAATGGATATATTTGCGGATGCAGCAATGATTTGTTTAAATGCTTTGGGTAGAACAGATCTCGGAACAAACAAAGATAAGTTTGAAGAGACAATTGAAGTTCCTACTATGATGAAGATTTTGGAAGTCGCAGGAGGTCTAAAGCTTACAGACCCAAACCTTCTGGGAGCGGCTCTAGTTGGGACGAACTAGATCTACGCTCCTTAGAGTCTGAAGTTTTCTTACTCGGTCATTGGAAAAACTTTGACGAGTTAGAAGAAAGTCTTTCTATCAATGAATTAGATGCAATTCTAAATTCAATGAGAGAGAAAGAACATCGTGAAATGAAGTTTATGGCTTCATTGCAGGGTGTGGACCTTGACGAAGCTTCCAAGGAACCAGAAGATGTTACTGCACTTAAAAATGCAAGAATTGCTTCTGACGAAGGTTTCGGAATTGGTGAAGGACTTGGATTCATGTCGCAGGAATGATGGGGGTGTAAACTAATTGGCTAATATAGAACTTAATATTGTTGCGTTAGGTGACTTCTCCTCAGTTAACGCACAAATTAAAGCTCTTCAAGCCCAAGTCGCATTGCTCCAACAGGGCATGGCGGGTGTTGGTGTAAACTCAACCCTTGCAAAAGATTTAAATAATATAGCCAATTCCTTTAAGCAGACAATGCTTTCAACTGGTCAATTTACTGCATCTACAGTTAAGATGGCCACTGAAACAGAAAAGTTTGGTCAAGCACTTCAAAAGGGTAGCTTAGGAATTGGTAACTATTTTAATATACTTACCAATAGAGCTTCTTCTGCAACGAGTAGTGTCAAAGCTTTAGCTGTAGAACAAACAAAGCTTCAAAATTCTGTCATTATGTCAGACCCTACAAAACAGGGCTTTTATTCAGTATTTACTCCTACCACTATAAATGCAGTGGCGAATGCAACAAAGATTGCTGCAAATGAACAAAATATTTACAATATCGCAGTTGAAAAAGGATCACAAGCTTTAATCAACTGGGGTAAGAATACACAATGGGCGGGACGTCAGCTAACAGTTGGTATGTCTATGCCATTAATCCTATTTGGACAACAGGCTATAGCATCTTTTGATAGTGTAAACAAGGCCATTACACAGCTTCAAAAAGTTTATGGAGAAGGATTGACTCCTCCAAGCCAAAATTCAATTAATCAAATTTCTCAACAGGTTTTGGACCTTGGAAGAAATATGGCTTCTACCCTAGGAATTACCCAAGAATTTACTGTTCAAGTAGCATCATCATTTGCTGCTATGGGTAAAATGGGGACAGATTTAACCACTGCTACCGAGCAAACTGTAAGATTAGCAAAACTTGGCAACCTTGATCAACAGACAGCTACAAGTGCTGTTATTGCTCTTCAAAATGTTTATAAGCTAAATACAACCCAGTTGTCAGATGCAGTTAATTACTTTGGTGCAATTCAGAAGCAAACATCCCTTTCTATGAATGACCTTGTTTCTGCAGAAAGTAGAGTCGGACCAATTATTGATCAGCTTGGCGGAAGTTATAAAGATACTTCTGTTATGTTGCTTGCTATGAAAGAAGCAGGTGTTCCAGCAGCACAAGCTGCAAACGCATTAAAGTCAGCATTTGGCTCTATCATCGCTCCAACCGCTGCTGCAAATAAGGAATTCCAGTCGTTTGGTATTAATCTGGATTCAATTAAAAATGCTGGCGGACCAGTTCAAATGATTCAGGCTTTGCAAGCAAGCCTTCAAAATTTGTCTCCACTTGTTAGAGAACAGCTTATTGAAAAGCTATTTGGAAAATATCAGTTTGCAAGAATCTCAGCCCTTATTGAAAACTTTGGAAAAGTAGGAAGCCAGACTGCAAATGCTATTAAGGTTGCAAATGCTTCAAGCCAACAGATACAAAATCTTGCAAATCAAGAGCTTACACAAGCTACATCAACTCCATCTGCACAGTGGACAAAAGCTATGGCTACTATTAAAGCAGATTTGTATCCTGTAGGACAAAAACTTCTTGAATTTGGAACTAAGATTCTTCAATTTGGCAATGGTATCGCAAAATTATTCCAGGGACTACCTGGTCCAGTTAAAGCTGTTATGGGAGCACTTGCAATAGGTGTGGCTTTATCAGGACCAATAATTATGTTAACTGGTTTGTTTGCAAACTTTGTTGGATATGTAATTAAAGGAATATTTAATTTAAAGCAACTTGCCACGGGCGGCAAGACCTTAGGACAACTATTAACTCCAGAAATGATTGCAGCCCAAAACGCTAGTAAATTGTTTGGTGATGGAATAGCTTCAGATGTAGAAGAAATTGATTTGTTAAATACTGCTATTAAGCAATTGACGGTAAGTATGCAAGAGCTTATAGCAAGCATGAACCAAGGCGCAGGAATTTCAACTCTTACAGAAGCAGTAACAGCTCTTGATTCAGTTGCCACGGCCGAGGCGGGTATACCAGAAGCCATTAGAAACATTCCTTTCAAGGCACCAGGTATGGCTACAGGAGGATATGTTCCAGGATCAGGAAATTCAGATACATTCCCAGCAATGCTTACTCCAGGTGAAGCGGTAATTCCAAAGGATAAGGCTAGAAAGTATGGACCATTTATCAGTGCAATGATTGATGGTAATTTGCCAGGGTACGCTGTCGGAACACAATCAACATTCGGAGAAGCAACATTTGTTAAGCCAGGTTCAACAAGTGCTCCTTCAGAAATTGCGGGACTTGCAAACTATATAATAGGTCCACAGCTTGAAGCAATAAGAGCAATAATAGAAAAATTAAATCTTACATTAAATCCAAAGCAAATTAATGATATGTTAACTGCAGACGCAGCACACATAAATCATGCAACAACACCAGAGGGCTACAAGGCTTGGCAACTAAGCAATTTGACAGGTGCAACAGGAGCAGAGAATAAAGCTTTGGAATACATGTCTGGCGAGGGTGAAGCAAGAAAAAACATTAGACCACAATGGCAAGCTTCAACAGACAAAGTAATGGAAGCAATGCTTGAGGGAGTTAATGATCCAGCAGTAAGAGAGCAAATTAAAGCAACAGCAGCAAGAGTAAGAGTAGGCTCTCAACCTATTGATAGGTTTGAAGGCGAATTTATGAACGCCGTTTTGGCGGACATGATGGAAAAAGTAAAAAGTGGTCAAATTAAAGCATCTTCAGCTACAACCAATTATTTGCCCGTTGCAAAAGCAATTTCAGATGCAAGACTAAATGGAGATTTGCCAAGTTATGAGTCTTTAACTTATAAGGCAAATGAACCAGGAATCTTAGCTGCAATGACAAAGAGCGGAAAAGATGCAGAAATGGCTGCACGTGAAGCTGCAGCACAATATATTGCCGCATTAAAAGCAGGAATTCAAGCAGGTACAGTAACTGTTGAAGAAGCAGTTGCAGATCTTGTAGCAAAAGGATTATCTGCAGGACAAGCAACAGCAGAAATTGCAAGCCCATCTGGTTTGTTTAGAAGAATGTTGGGATTGCCTCTTGCACAAGGGGCAGCACAAGGAGTTATTGAAGGCACACCAGAGTTAGAAGCAGCAGTAACACAATCTGTTGAAGCTGCAGTTACAACTGGAGAAGAAGTTGCAACCAAATCTGGAGGAGTTTTAGGCAGGGCTAGAAACTTTATGTCTGGCAATGCCATGGGTGGCGGAGTTGCTGGAGGTATGGGTGCAGGAATGACTGCAATGATGATGGGCCAGATGGCTTCCCCATTGTTAAAAAAGATTCCAGGTGTTGGTGGAGCAGCTTCAGCAGGCGTTGGCGATGCGTCAAGTGCATTCGGTTTAGCAATGATGGTTCCAGGTCTTCAAGAACTTGCACCAGCAATCGCTGGCGTGGCGGGAGCCTTGGGAATAGCTAAATCTGGAATAGATTCATTGATGGCATCAGAAAAACAACATCAAGCTGAAGCCACATCTTCATTTACTGCAAGTTCAGATGCAATTACAATGTTTGGCAGTGCAGTAAATAATTCATCTACTAATATAATAGCTTTTACAAATGGAGTAAAAGAAACTGCTCCAGAGTTAACAGCTTTACAACAAAATGTTCAAGCTATAAGTAAACTTGCAAAAGATAATCCATTTAAATTGATGACTGAAGATATTAAAGGTTTAAATACGCCTTCATCAATAATTGGAACATTAAAGCAATTTGCAGCAACACAAGTGATGAACGGGCTAGACCCTTCTAAAGTTAAAGATATGGTTACAGCTATATTGTCATATACTGGTCAGACACAATATCTTAATGCCGCCCTTAAAGAAATTGTTCCTTCTACAGAAAGTGCAGCTGCAGCAACTCAAACTTGGTTTGATAAGATAAATAAAGGTGTTGGAATAATTGATTCTAATGCTACAAGCTTTTCTCAATTAAGTAAAATACAGCAACAGTATGCTCAAGGATTACTTCAAGTTGTAACAACTCAGGTTGAATCAGGTTCAACTGCACAACAAATTAAAAGTACTTATGATATTCTTACAAATAGCATTAAAGATCAAGTAGGAGCTTATCAGTCTTTAATTTTAGCTGCAGAGCAAGCAGGACAGACGGGCTTAGCAACCAGTTTACAACTTTCTCAAGCTAATGGTCTATCAATAGCACAAGCTACTACTTTGGCTCAAGTAACACAAGCAAGTGGTTCAAACGTACCTATGGACGCAAAGTCCTTAGCTGAAGCTTTATCAACAACTAACGGTATAACTGCTATTGCTCAAAAATATGAAGACAGTGTACATTCAACAGCTCAACAAGCATTAAATGTTCAAAAAACAGCAGTAGGACAAGCTCAAACATTGCAATCACTACAACAACAAAAAAAGGTTGTAGATGCACAACTTAAAGACGAAAAAGATAAAGAAGCTGCTATTAAAGCACAAAATCAATTTTTACTTTCACAAACAGATATTGACAATCAAATTCGTACAGCAACAGCTTCAGGAAATTTCTTACAAGCTTCCCTACTTAGACAACAAAAAGCTTCAAATGCTTATGATTATGCAACATCTCAAAACGTAAGTCCGCTTCAAGCAAAATCAGATGCTCTTGCACAAAAAATAGCAGACATGCAAGATGCTGCTGCAACAACACAAACTCAAGCAGCAGGTATACAGCTTAAAGCTGCACAAACTGCTGTTGATGCAAGCGCAAAAGGAACTGCAGGATATGCTGCTGCTGTACAAGCACTTGTTCCAATTCTTCAGGCAATTGCTCAAAAACTTGGTAATCCAAATGCTAAACAAGGTGATTACTCAAATCCTATTAATGCAACAAATTCAATACCAAAAACTACAGAAGGCGATGCATCATTTGATCCAAATTACAATGGCGGAAGATTAAGTCAAGAAGCAGTATTTAATTATGTAAATAAAAATAAATTAAAAAAGGGACAATATTTTACTTATAATAATCAAAAATATAGAGTTACATCAGGATATAATGACAATGCTGGAGGAGCAGCTATACATGTAAAAGCTGCAGGAGGTTTAATTTCTGGCCCAGGAACCTGGACGTCTGATTCAATACCCGCAATGCTTTCAAATGGAGAGTATATAACAAAGGCTGCATCAGTTGCTAAATATGGCGTAAGTTTTATGAATTCAATTAATAATGGTTCTTACCGCCCATCAATTCCAAATATGGCGGGAGCTTCAAGTTTGGCTTTAGCCAATTCTGGAACAGTAGGCGGTTCAG